GTAGTCATACCAGTTTGTAGTTTTCTTTTAGCAACTTCACGAACTTTACGGATCTTGCGTGGATCTACGTATCTAAGTTCTTTGATGCCTTCTTTAACTGCTTTGTCATCAACAAGAACATGATAGTATAAACGGCCATCGATATACCAACGGCGATAAATGTCATATGCATGTTTGTTGAAATCAAGAAGTTTCAAGCATTGCTGAAATTCTTCTCTAATAACTTTTTTAATATTATCGGAAATATCTGTATTGTCTAAATTAATATCGACAATAGTTTCATCATCACAAGATAATGATTCATTTACAATTTCATCAACCGCTGCATCACATTCTGGCTGAAGAGCCATTTCGCGGTATTTTGTAACTAATTCTGCTTCTGTTCTTACTGTACCGTCAAGATCAACGTATGTGCCATAAGCACCACCTGCTGCTACTACTACTGCTCCGTCATCATTCTCCTTTGGGGCGAATGAAGGTAGCGTATCAACTGGTATTTTACGTTTGAATTCAAACCCAAATAGTTCTGCCATTTAAATCTCCAAAATGGAGAGGGGTTTTATCCCCTCTCCGTTATCACTGTAATAATATTTAGGCTGGACCAGCTGGGCCATCTTCGAGAGCTGCTTGGCCATAGACGTTTACGCCACCAGCTTTTTTATCAGAAGCTTCGATTCCTGGAATCCAATAATCATAAGCAAAGTTAACTGTGAATGTTTCAACTTGGTTAGCTGAATCCCAGTCTAGAGCAATTGGACCAATAGTGGTTGGGAAAGCTCCAACTATTAGATATGATCTAAGTTCAGAACCGTCTTTACCATATTGAATAACTTCAAGGTCTTGCTTATAAAGTTCGAAGTTAAGGTTAGGATCGCGAACATTTGATACAAGACGATTAAGACCGTTTGACCATGTTTCGAACAATGCACGAACAGCGAAATCTTCGTCATTCATTACTGTTACTGACCAATCAGAGAAAGTACGTTCGCCAGCAACTTTAATTTTACGACCAAAATATGGAACGTCGATTGAAGCTACAGTTGAATCTGGTAGTTCAGCTGCACGGCAGACGAAACGAAACTTGTCTACTGAAACATTGTCGATACCAATGCCAGTTGGTACTGACATGAATACATTGAAGAGGGATGGTCTAGTACCACCGTATACTAGACCATTAGATTTGAAAGCACTAATATTAAAAGGCATCTACATTACTCCTTTGAGTTTTATCTATTTATTAAAACTGACCAACAACTTCGGAGAACTGAACACCAGTAGCAACAGCTACGAAATTCAATTGGATAAAGTTGATAGAACGAGCTGGCTTAATATAGATATCGCCAACGAACTGATTCGAATCAACAATAGTAGGTGTATTGTTGGTGTCATCACAGACAACTAAGAAGTCAGTAATACCGCGACGACCTTGAATAGTGCGTAGGTATGGAGTTACAAGATTTTTAAACTGTGATCTTGTAAATGCATCGTTGAATTCAAAGAGCGAATACTTTGCAGCGATTGATATTGCTTTTTCAAGAACAAGGAACAGACGACGAACATTGATGCGGTCGAATGCAGATGGTTTTGCTTGAAGAGTTTTATCGCCATAAAGAACAATGCCCTGTCCAGGGAATGCAACAACTGGATTAATACCATTCTTATATAGAGTATCACGATCAGTATGTTTTGGGTTATACGCTAACTTAACAATATTTTTGATTTGACCGCGATTGAAACCAGCAGGTGACCACCATGCATCGTTAGTTTGATCTGTACGAGCGCATAGACCAGCAACGTCACCATTCAACGGAATCCAACGATAGATATCGTTGTAACGATCGTATTGATACTTGTAGCCAGAATCCATTACAGCGTATGAAGTAGAATGAAGATTATTTCTCCAACCAACTAGATTAGCTGCTTCTAAACCATATTGGCCAATTTCAAGAGATTTGTCTGGTGAAATAAGAGCAATACAATCGGCGCGAAGTGTTACGATATTATCAATGATATAGTTAGCTAGCTGATAAGTCTGGCCAGAAGGTCCAAGAGGACGACCCTGAAGAACTAGAGAAATATCTACATCTTCTGCAGATTGGAATAAATTATAAGCATTTGCAATAATCGCAAGATTATTTGCATTTGTTTCATCTAAACCGTCTGAACCAAGAACAAGCTGCATATTTGATGGGTTGCTATCAGTTGAAGATGATACAAGAGCAGCATTAGCTGAAGGAGAACCTGAACGATCATTTGCCCACCAGATATATGTCGAATTCTGGTTAATTACTTCTTTATAGTAATTTACAGAATTATCATCTGTTTTAGAATCAGTAGCTCTTGACATATTCGCGAATGTTTCAAGAATAGTACCTGGAGTACCAGTAAATAAACCATTGTCGTCAACAACAACAACGTGAAGCTCGTCGATAGCAGCTGAGTTACCGTTATTAATAACGTAATCAGAAGTTCCTGGAGCAACGTTAACAAGATTATGGAATTCCCAGTAACGAGAAACTGTGCTAGTTGAATACGCTGTAGCAAGTCTATAAGGAGCTTGGAACTGCATTGTTAGTGTTGTAGTATTAGCAGCAACGTTTGCAGTTACTGATAAAGTATTTGCAATTTGTAAATATTGGAAACCAATGGCTGCATTACCTGCAAGGATCTGATCTCCGACAGAATACTGAGCAGCATTAGCAAAACCATTAGACTGGCCAGAGAACACAACAGAAGCTGTATTGCTACCAATATTAAACGATACTACACCGTATTGATAAGAACCAGCAGCTCCAGCAACTGCGCCTGTACCAACTGAAGAGTTAGCATAACCGTTTGCATATGTTACGTTTGAAGAGAAAGCATTTACAGAATCACAAACAGAAATTCTTAAAGAATTACCGATTGCACCTGGATATCTTGCAACGTAGCTAACGCCTGTATCGAAATTACCATTAACTGTTAAGTATGTAGTTGAATTGGTAACAATCTGGTTAGAAAGGTTTGCAGTATATGGAGTCGCTGTTACTGGATCGAAAGCTAAAGCAGTATATGATGTTTCTGGGTGACCAAAATAGATACCAACAGCGCCATTTGTTACGCCAGAAGTATTAGACATAGTAAAGCAAGTGGTATTAACAATTGCGGTAATTACAGTAGATATGGCAGGAACAAATGCATTTGCATTAGTAATTTGAGTTACATACATACCAGTCGAAAGACCAGCTGTATTTGAAACATATACGTTAGCAGCGGTTGCGGTGACGTTACCTGAAACTACTGGAGTAGCACCGCTAGTATTAGCTGCACGTGATACATATAGGCTATTTGAATATGATAGGAAGTTAGCCGCTGTGAAAAACGTTTCAGCGTTATAATTTGTTGGTTTACCGAATAAGTTAACCAATTTTGATTCTGAATCGACTTGTACTCTTTGGGATACTGGACCCCAACGGAATACACCAGCAATCGCACCATCAGAACTAGCAACTGATGGAACAACTGTAGTAAGATCGATTTCCGTAATATTAACGCCTGGACTTAGTTGAACTGCCATTTTTTCTCTCCTTTTAAACGAGAATATAATTTTGTTTATGTTATTTATTAAAAGTCTTCTCTTACATTCCACATCCAACTATCAGGCACAAATTTTTCAATAGTTTCATCATATTCATCTCTTCCATCCTCAAAAAATCCGAAAGGAACCATGTCTTGGTCTAGATCTTCGTCAGACTTTTCTTTCATTGATAAGAGAGTGTTTATGTTAGTATAGTCTTTAAAATATTGCTGTTCAGAAAGCCAAGCAAATAGCACCAATGGCATAACCATGTCATCATGTTTTCCAGACTCAGCTTCAAACGAGTTAGCTTTCTTAGAGAAAGTAGAAAACTCATGAATAGTATGAAAGTCGTTAATCAAAAGCTGATTTTGTTCTATTAATAATTTTAAAATAGAACAACCAATTGATTTAACAATTTTTGTAGTACGAATACCTTTATCTACGCTACCTCCACCGAAACCGCTGGTAATACGTTTACCTGATCTACCTGCATTTTCAGTAAAGAGAACACTTTCATATCCCAAATCATAGTGTAGAGTATGAGCAACCTGCTCACCAATATCATTTACTTCAACAAGAACTGATGCATTATTATATGCTTTTGCTACTCTATGTATAACTTCAGCATAGTCAGCAGGGCCAATATGATTATTTCTATATGTACACGCCTGTTGATAAGGCATTGATGTGACATCCATTAATTGGAATGCAGAGTAATCTAAACCTTTACCTCGAGAAACGTCACACACCATCATATATACATGGTCTTTAATTGGTTGGAAATACTGAGCCAATCCTTCTTTATTAACCAATGGAGTTTGGTGAACCATCTCCTTCAGTTTCCAACCTGCAATGAGAGTTCCAGAAGAACCTAGAAATTCACAGCAATATTCCTGATTGAATTTCTCATTATCGAAGTTCATTGCAGCAAGAGTATCTTGCCTCCAAGCCTCGTTTCTTCCAGGAACATTCTCCCATGCAACACGAATACTTTGGTATTGGTTGCGTTTCTCTATAGCATTAATCCAAATACTATAGAAATGGTTTAACCCATTTGGTGTTGAAACGAGAATAATCTTAGATTCAGAACCAGAAGAAATCGTAGGATAAACCGATGTAAAAAAGTCATCCCAGTTTTCGATAAAGGCTGCTTCGTCGATGAATAGAAGGTTGATCGAATAACCACGGATGGCGTCTGTTGAGGTAGCGGAAGCTATAACTCTTGAACCATTTTCGAGTTCCATCGAACCCTTATTCCATTCTTTGATGCCCTGTTGTAACCAAACTGGAAGATGTTGATACGCCAGCTGAATACGCCCAAGAATTTCACGAGCAGTATCGCCTTTGTTGGCAAGTAGAGCTACAGTTTTATCAGCATGGAAAATAATATACCAAAGAATAAATGCGCAAGTGGTAGTTGACTTACCCGCCTGACGAGCCGTAGTAATAATATTAAAACGGTTAGCAGCAAAGGAACGTAACATTTCCTTTTGGTAATCATAAAGTGTAAACCCAATAAGACCTTTATCGACGTTTACGATCTTCATATAAGACTCAGTAAAATATACTGGATCTTTAGAGCATTTAATGTACTCTTGAACTAGCTGTGGTGTCCACTCTATCGGTTGGTTAGCACGTTTTAATAGAGTATTACCATTATAGCCAGTGGCTACTTTACCTAAATCTGGAGTTAACATTATGATTTCATATCAGATATAACCTTTTGTAATTCAGCAGTAGAACCGACAAAAAGATTATTAGTTATATTTTTAGCCTGTGCATTTGTAGGTGCATCGACAGCGTTAATTTCTCTAATTTTAGTTTGAAGATCTAGAAGATCTTTATTAGCTTGAAGCATAGTATCCATAAGCTTTGCTAATACTTCAAACGCTCTTGGGTGTTGAGAGCTGTCTGCAATTTGTCCAAGTTTGAATATAGCTTCTTGACCATTTTGAATTACTTCGTGTATATTAGCGCGAGCTGCTTCAAAATCATTGAGCGCACTATCATTGTGGGCTGTTGCTATAATATTCTGTACCGTACTATTAGTTGGTAGAGGATTTATTCCAAGAGCTTCACTTAAAGGATCATTATTAGAATTATTTGTCATTTTTTCAACTTGGTTTTACATTAGTTATTTCCGTAATAAAGCCATAATCGTCTGTTGCTAATATTTCTTCGTACGGAATAGATAAACTTGCATTTGATGTAGGGGTGCCATTGGCAGTAAGTCCAGGCTGAATAGTAATATATTCAGAAACTGGAGTATTACCTACAGCTGTAGAATCCACATTTGCAGGTATAAGGAAATTTGCTTCAACGAATTTAATAACGCCACCTTTTTTAACTGGTCCATATAATGTGCCTTTTAATAGCAAATCAAGAGTCCAAATAATTGCTCTACGTTCTTTAAAGTCGCCATCATATTTATCTTCATATTTAATATCATTTAAAATCACTGGTATATCTAGTACTATTTCCATCTCAGGAATTAATTTGACAGTAGTTGTCCAATCTGGTGTAAAAAATGGAAGTATTTGTTCTATAATTTTAGTTCCATCTTCTGTATTTTTAACATAGATACTAACTTTAAATTCTATATTATATGGAACTGGATTATATTGATAATTCATGTAAGTATTGCTATTAGAAATAGCTGATCTACCAACTGTGTTTAATTTTCTAGTTCCATCATATCTCATCTGGCCCATTTCAAATGAAATCATAGGTAATGTCGTTGTTGCTGTTTGTCTATCAAGATTAGGGTCTTGAAGAACACGTGCAAGCATTTTATCTTTGGCAGCATATGTAACAGGTACTTTTATAAGAGCTGTTTCATCTCCAGATTCGCCCTCTTTTGTAATACGAATATCATTGAATAAAGTTCCAATAAGTATAACATATTTACGAATTAAGCTGAAGTAAAAAGTTTGACCGAACATTATTCATTACCTTCACTGAAAGGATCATTTGAACTGAAATCAATAAACATATCTGATTCTTTCTGTATTTCATCATTGTCTGCGGCGACTAGAAGTTTGTTTAGTATAGCACCTTCAAGAACTATATAATTACCATCTTCTGTCATAATGCTATCTCCAGATTCAGTTTTAATAGTCCAATCTAATTGATTAGTGCTGAATTTTTTCTGAAGAATATCAATTTCAGGAATACCTGTATTGATCGTTTCATTTGAATATTCGAATAATTCACAGGTTAATTCCCATGTTTGTAATGCACCTAACTGATAAAACATCTCAAACTTAGATACAAATTTAATTTGGAAACATTTTTTATTTAATGGGAAATATATAAGGTCGCCTTCATTTGGTCTTAATTGTGCATTATATGATGCGATATCCTCGTTAAATCTTCTTTGGGCGATAGAAAATACAACTTGGTCTCTAATTTCAAGACCAAATTTAGACATAAAATTACCATCGCCTGAGAAACCATTAACCGATTTAATATACAGTTCAATTGGATATGCATGAATATAACTTGATTGGTCGTCGGCTCCGTAAACTGAATCATAGTTATTCAGCTGACGTGGAATATAATACATATCTTCTCCATAAATTTTTATGGATTCAATAATCAAATTCTCAATAAGCAATTGCTCTTGAGATGATTGAAAATTATTGAAGAAGAAATTAGTCGCCATTAACTTAACCTATCTGATCTGAAACAGGTATAGTTATAGTCATCATTTCTTTCTCAAGTTCTGCACGTTCTTGAGTTGCTTCATCATATATTTTTTGACCATTAAACTTTAATCCTCCAGGCATTTGCATACCTTCGAATTTTTTTAAGTTTTGACCCCATTGTTGTTTAATAAGACATTCAGCATAACGTGATAACCAACGATCACCCCAACAACGTGTGAATAAGTCTGGATCTACGATTTGATATGCTTCAATAATTAGATAATCACCAACGTTGATGATATTCCAATCCATATCAATAAAACATTGATTTTGGTGACGGTTATATCTTAGGGGCTGTTTACCGACAAGCATTTGTTCAAGGAACTGTACATGCTGCATAGCCATATAATATGGAACCATAGAAACAGATGTAAGCGTATACAGATCGTTTAATGCGATCTGATAACGAATGTTGAATAGGTTGTTGGTATTAAGAGCTTGACCAATTTCAAAAATATTAACAACACCAATAATATTGTCTGGCATAGTAACATAACGATTAGTTATGTCTTGTGCGCTTACTTGATGCTTATAATAAATTTTATCTGAGCCATCGAAATGATAATCCCAGAAATAACGTAGAGCTTCATCAATACGATCTTCTACCTGATCATCATCGACGTTAATTTCAATGACAGGTTTACCGAGTTTACGAAGGCAATATTCTTTAAATTGAGGTCTGCTTGTTGGTAGCGCCATTAGTAACTCCTGTTTTTATTCTATTTATAGTTACCTGATTACCCAAATACGAACTTGGCCATCCGCGCCATTTTTTTGTATACCGCCACCGCCGCCTCCAGGAGTCAGAGGAGCAAATGAATTATTTCCACCCGCGCCACCAAAAATAGAAGTACTTATTACAGTGTTTACCGAACCACCGCCACCACCATATATAGAATTTCCTGGATAACTACTTTTATTCGTAAGCCATTGTCCGCCACCACCACCGCCATAAACAGAAGAACCAGCGTTTCCATAATTTCCATTAGTATTGGCCCATGCAGATCCACCACCACCAAATGTCGAGTCGCCTCCGTTAACACCACTAGTGGCCACTGCTCCACCTAATGGTCCACCTGCTGTATTTGTACTGGCTGCAGAAATTAAACCTCCACCAGCTCCACTTGTTCCAGATGTTGAGGCTTCAACACCGCCACCGCCACCATAAGCATAAAGTATATTACCATTCCCAAAAAATTGAGAATATCCACCATCACCACCTTGGCTGTGACCCCCATCAGCTCCACCTGTTCCTACTGTAACATAAACTGAACTAGATAAATCAGAAAGTTTATAAGTTCCCATAGCAAAGGCACCACCGCCACCACAATTGATATAACCACCATTAGTAGAAGCTCCACCACCAGCACCCCACAACATAACTAAAACTTGCTCATTACCAGTTAATAGAGGTTGTATTGGATTAGTAACATCATTTAATGGATTTATCCAGTTACCAGTTGTAGTAACATATTGGGTATTGACAATACCTCCCATGCCTCCAGGAAAATTAATACCATTCCAAGTTAATCCACCAAGGGTAAGGGTAGGAACTGAAATTGAATTTGCAGTTATTATACTTGCATTTGAAGTATTGTATGTACTAGAATATGAATTAATTTGGCCATATGTTCCTGCACCTACTCTAACATATGGTGCATCATTGAAAAAATATCCAGTTAAATTAGTTCCAAATTTAGATGTAGCTATATTATTTGGAGGAGCAAATGATAAAGTAAATCCAGATGATACGTATGTACCCAATAATATTCTTACAGGAGTATATACACCTGCAGTAAATTTAATATTAAAATAATTATTTTGATATTGATTATTCATATAGATATTAGCGCCAGTAACAGATTTACTGGTATCTAAAAAATAATTAGAACTATTAGCAACGCCTAGCCCAGCATTGGCGCCAACCCACATATTAAATACACTAGCACCATCCCCAGTAACATTAAAATTCCAATTACCACTAACTGGAGCTAAAAAATATCCAGTAAACATATATGTACTATCTGCACTATATGGTGCGCCATTTGCAAAAGATCTAAAATCTAAATCAGTAAAATAAGATACGTTATTGGGCTGAAGACTATATGTGAAAATATCATTCCAAGAAGCTCCGTATAATGCGGCTCCGAAATTATATTGATAACCAAGCAGACCACTACCAAGAGAACTTGCAAGTTGAACATTTGATCCAATTGTTGTGTCATTGTCAAGATATAACCCATTAATATTTAATGGTGTGCTAGTAATTACCGTATTGACGTTTACATTTGATACATCT